GCATTGATCAATAGAACTGTTTGATTAAAATAGAGGTCACCGCCTAACTCTACCACAAAGTTCACAGTCACAGTGCTGGATCGTGTGGTAGTATTACCAGTGGCTGTGAGAGCCACCGAAGTGTTGCCTAAGATTGTGGGCGTCCCGGATATGATGTTGCCCGAAAGTGTCAAACCTGTTGGCAAAACATTGGCCGTGTAGTCTATGGTATCTCCAGCTGCTGAAGTTGCACTCAACGCAGTAGATGATGCAGAGTCTACCACAACTGTGATGTCGCTGCCGTCAGTGGGGCTCGACCAACTGACAACGTCGGGATCTATGGTGAGACTGAAACTGCGATCAGTGTCCTGTTGTTCGGCGTCAGTGGCACGTATGGTAAAGTTATAGGTCACTGGATTTCCTGCAGTGAGTTCAGCAGTTCCCGATAACACACCGGTGGATGAATTTAAGCTGCTGCCCGGGGGTAGTGTGCCACTGTGTAGACTGTAGGTCACAGCAGAATCAGACGTGGCCGAAAATGTTTGACTGATGTTGGTGGTTTCGTACTGTGATCCTAAACTACCGGCAGCGGTGGCCCAAGCCGGTACACCCGAATATTGCACACCAGGAACAAATATTCCTGTGCCGCCATCGGAATTGATCACATAGAGAGTGTAACTGCCGGCTGATTTTGCCGGAGCCACGATTTCCAATCTCGTATCAGACACAAAAGTGACCACACCAATGGTGGTGCCATCTAATATCACTGATGCTCCGCTTTGGAAACCCGAACCCACGATGCCTAAGGTCTGTCCACCGGCAGGATCTGTAGCTGTGTCATCGTTGGGATAGTCGATGCTGCTGATACGTGGGGTAGCCACAGTGGCTCCGCCAATGGCTGTGTTGGCTGGCAGCGTGATGGTCCCGGCGCTTTCTGAAATAGAGCTGTTTCCGATAGTTATCGTAGATGGCAAGCTCAAGGTACCAGAACTGGCATCTAATGTGGCCGATCCTATAGATACCGAGTTTGGTAACACCAATCCTTCACCTTGAGACGAGATTGATGCTTCACCGATATAAATGGTGGAATTGGCTAGGTATATGTCGTTCCATCGATACGAACTTGATCCTAGATTGTATGTGACATTGGCCGAAGGAATAATATTTTGATCCACTGCTGATAGATCTAATGCGCTGCCGGTGCTGATTGACACCTGTGCTTCCATCTCAACCCACTGGCTGGAATTGCCATCATTGATATAGACATATTGTATGGCTGTGTCGCTGTCGATCCAGACATCGCCAGCCGACGGTGAAACTGGGGCAGTGCCAGATACTGTAACCGAACTGCCTCCACCTCCTCCCCCCGATATACCAGTGAGTTGGCTACCATCACCGATGAAATAACCGGCGGTGACGTTTCCAGTGGTCGATATGGTGTTTGATCCAAATCCTGAAGCCAGGAAAGTGGCCACATTGGCATCGCCATAGGAATTGACGTCGGTTAGATATAATTTTTGGAATTCTAGATTGGTAGACCCCAGCGTAATGGGATCATCGGTGACTAGTTTCCAGGTAGTATTGTCATTGACTGACCCTTCGGTCACTGGTACCGAAAGACCCGAAGTCACGTCTGCATCATGCTTGGCATCGTTGGCTCGAACCCAGGTTCCATTTTCGCCGCTGCCCAAGGTAGCGACCACATAGATGCCGTTTTGGTTGGCGGTGGTCTGGGCTGTCACCAACACTCGATCTCCGACCTGTAGATTTACTCCGTCGACCGTGGCCGGTGCTCCGCCTGCCAAAGAGATATTCGTGGTTGCTGCGACACGGCAACTGTTTTTAAAGTCCGTGCCTTTGATCTGCTGGAAACGAGGTCTTGTTAATCCCATTGTGTGAAATCCAATTTATCCAGTATTTATGCTGTTACAAATTTGTTATCTTGGCCAACAAAAAAGGGCCGAAGCCCTTTTTTGCGTGATAGCAAGTTGATTTAGAAACGACCAACTGCCACTTCAATGACACCGCTTTGGCCATCAAAGTTGGCCAAGGCTTTACCGATCACTTGACCAATCTGTGGTGTACGTGTGACTGTGGCATGTCCGTTGCCAGATGCCACCAACATGTCACCTTTGCGTACTGCGCCGGTGACCTTGCAAGGTACACGACCTGTAAACGCCACTGCCACTACATTGGCGCCCTTGAGCCCTGAGTTCATCAAGAAACCCGGAGCACTGGATACCACGCCAGCGATTCTTGTAGAACCTGGAGCGGCTATGGTCACTTCTTCGGCGCCACCAAACTCAACCACTGTGCCGGCGTCATAGGCCCTGTCAGCTTGATAGTTCTCTGCCAAGTCAGCGTATTGTGCTGTTGTGGCTTGACCGCTGAATGTGGTAGAATGTATGGTGTTGAATTTGTTGTTGCTTTGACCAATGTTGCCGGTGCCGTCGGTGCCGGATTTAACGATCTCTTTGACTTCAATACCTGTGTCGTTGTCGTCACCGTCAGTGAATTTCATGCGGCCGCTGTTGTTGGTCTGCTTGATTCGATTTGAACCCGATCCAGTGCCAACTTCATAAGAACTGCCGCGAACTTTTTTAAAGTTACCCGAACCGTCTTTGATCTCCAAGTCGCCATTGGCGTCTTTGGTCAGCAATGCGCCACCTAGATTGATGGTTGAACCCGACAGATACAGATCGCGGAAGCGATATGTAGCCGAACCTAGGTCATAGGTTTCATTGACGGTTGGTGTGAGGTTACCAGCGATGGTTGTGTTGCCAGGCAGAGCCGAAGCATCGCCGAGCACAGAATAGTTGGTACCATCTGTGGTAAATTCCCACTTGTCTGACGTTTCGTTCCAACGGATCTGTACAGCAGGATCATCGCCACGCATCACACGTAGTCCAGCATTTTGGCTAGGCGATCCTGTTGTGACGTCGCTGTTGAGGTCGATGATGTTGTCAGCTACGCTGAGTGTTGTGGTATTGACCGAAGTAGTTGTGCCGGAAATGGTCAAGTTACCTGTGATCACCATGTCGTCATCGACACGTACTACACCTGTGCCATTGGCTGTTACTGTGAGGTCCGTGTTAGCCGACCTGCTGGTCACTGTGTCGGATTTGATACCTGTGGAAAACGGTACAGCATTGCCGCTACTGGTAGTGACGTTGGTGCCTTCCTCGACCTGCAAGGTGCCTTTGATCTGTACCACACCTGTGCCCACTGGATCCAGCTCGATGTCGCCAGAACCACTGGTCTGAAACACTAGATTTTGGTTGGCGTCAGCCGAAACAACGATGTTGCCGGAATCTTCTTGCAGTACTTTTTGACCGTTAACGTACAGAGATCCAGGACCAACATAAACGTCTCGCCACTGTTTGCTGGCACTACCTAGGTCATAGGTGATGTCCGTGACCGGTAGCATGGCGTTGGCAGTAAAGATGACCGCAGTTGTACCGTCAACTTTGATGTCAATGTTAGAACCGGTGCCGGTGTCGTTGATAGCAATTGAGCTATCGTTTTTGTTGATCGACGAAACTGCCACATTACCTGACAGTGTCAGATTACCTGATGTTGAACTGATCGCGCCGGTTGAGGCATTGATCTCTAATGGTCCTACTTTTAGACCATTTTTTATTACAAAATAACTGTTTGCCATAGTTCCATATCTCCCTTCTGGCGTTTATAATATCACGGGAGTGATGCTCCCGTGATTGTTGCTACTGTTGTTAAACTACAATATAGTCTTTCTTGACTATCACACTCACTGTTCCTGATGCCGCTGCATACTGCAACAGAACATTGGCACCCGAAACGGTTGCTGTGATAGTTCCCAGTGAACCGTTGGTGGCTATGTTACCATATTCAACCATGGTTGCTGTTGTGCCGTCGTGTATCACTAACACTTCACTGACTTCAAAATCACTGCCTGATGTAGCTTGTATCATGTACTTGGCACTGCGATATGTGGCTTTGGCAAACGAATCAACTGTAGTAGCTGATGTAGTAGCTGATGTTGCCGCCGCTTTGGTTACAAAAGCACCGCCGGTGTCAATGGAGGTAGTGATTGCGCCCGACGATGTGCCTGTGTAGAAGTTGATACCCGAATCTGTGGGCTCAATCTGCATAAAACTATTTGTGCTAGAAACACCCGAGATTGTGCTGGTTGTCAATAAACGACGCACGTCAATGACGTCACCAGCCTCAGGAGCTTCAGTGAAAGTCAACGTTGTGCCCGACACCGAGTAGGCTGTCACGGGAATCTGCACCACACCGTTGATTGCAACCACTGTACTTGCAGTAGTCGACGCGGCTCCTAGAGTAAATGCTGTTTCTATGCCATCACCGTTGAAGGTTTCTGCTGTGATAACTGTAAAGTCACCTATCAACCCTTTCCATGCACTTCCTGTGTAAATTTCAGGAGTTCCCATGGTTGAGTTGTAACGCAGCATACCCAATGAAGGTGTTGCTGGTCTTTGACCGGTGCTACCCGAAGGAATGCGAACGGAATCTGTGCCAATGATGTTGAGTCGTGCTCCTGCCAGCAAGTCGCCTGCGGTACCGTCGCCGCCAATAATCACTTGATCGTAGGTTGCATCAGCCACAGACCGGAATAGTCCCGCAGTGGTGTCACCAGAATGGATAATATTTTGACCGGCTGTTCCGGCGGCATTGATTATTAATGCATCGGCAGTTATTGTTCCACTGACAGTGGTATTTCCACTTATGTTACCAGTTAGATCGCCTGTGACATCACCTGTGACGTTACCTGTCAAGTTGCCAGTGACATCTCCAGTGACGTTACCTGTGACATCTCCAGTTAGGTTACCAGTGACATTACCTGTCAAATTACCCGTGACATCACCTGTGACGTTACCTGTGACATCTCCAGTTAGGTTACCAGTGACGTTACCTGTGACATCTCCAGTTAGGTTACCAGTGACATTGCCTGTGACATCACCTGTGACATTACCGGTCAAGTTGCCAGTGACATCACCTGTGACATTACCGGTCAAGTTGCCAGTGACATCTCCTGTGACATTACCGGTTACATCACCAGTTAGGTTACCTGTGACATTGCCTGTAACATCTCCAGTTAGGTTACCAGTTACATCACCAGTTAGGTTACCTGTGACATTACCGGTCAAGTTGCCAGTTACGTCTCCGGTTACGTTACCAGTTACATCACCAGTTAGGTTACCTGTGACGTTACCTGTAAATTCTGCTGCTATTAAATCTTTGTTAAATTCCCAAGAATCCGAACCAGCATTATATGTGATTGTTGCGTTGGCACCATCAACTGTGAGACCTGCGCCGTTGGCCGCGGCAGCGTCGGCTGCGCCTTTAGCTACTGTTATGTTCAAATCTGCGATTTCAACTGTAGTTGATTGAACTGATGTCAGTGTACCTTGCACGGTGAGATTGCCACCAATAACCGCTGTCCCAGCGACGTACAGATTTTCGCCAATTCCTGCGCCACCGGTGACAATTAGTGCTCCAGTTGACGAACTAGTAGATCCCACATTGCTAGTAATAGTCAATGGAACATTAGCGTCAATGGCGTTTGTGCCAACCGACAAGGCAGAAGTTACAACAGTATTTGCTGTTACTATATTTGCAGTAACGTCACCAACGATGTTTCCTGTAACATTACCTGTAATATTACCCGTTACATCACCTGTAACATTACCAGTTAGGTTGCCAGTGACATCTCCAGTTAGGTTACCAGTGACATTGCCTGTGACATCACCTGTTACGTTGCCAGTTAGGTTGCCAGTTACGTCTCCGGTTACGTTACCAGTTACATTACCAGTTAGATCGCCTGTGACGTTACCAGTTACATTACCAGTTAGATCGCCTGTGACATTACCAGTTACATCTCCGGTGACATTACCTGTCAAGTTGCCAGTTACATCTCCGGTGACATTACCTGTCAAGTTGCCAGTGACATCTCCGGTGACATTACCTGTCAAGTTGCCAGTGACATCTCCGGTGACGTTACCAGTTACATCACCAGTTAGGTTACCTGTGACATCGCCTGTGATGTTGCCTGTAAAATTAATTGCACTAAGATTGCCGGTAAATGTACCATCAACAGCGTCAATATTAGCAAATTCTGCGTCTGCATACGCTGTGATGTTGATTGCGCCAGCTGTGCCACCAGTTTCTGTGGTCAGTACCGCAGCAAATTTATCTTCAGATTCATCCCAAACAAATGCGGCGTTTACGTTACCAACACCAGTGACTGATGCAAGGTTACGATTGACCAAGATACCAATGTCATATGTGGGAGACCCAGTGTATCCATTGTTGAAAATCACCAATGGATCGTTAATGTATGTGTTAGTGCTCTGCACTGTGCTGGTAGTACCTTGGATGTCAAGGTTACCAACGATCGTGACGTTAGAATTCAGTGTGAGATCAGGGTTGAATACTGAACCTACCAGTGTACCTGGTTTGATCTTGGTGTACTCAATGGTTGAGTCCGTGATCTGGTTATTTTTAATTCGGGTGATGTTAGGCATCCTTGTAGCTCCTAAAATAAATTACTCTTAGCTATTTACCGAAATCGTAGGTAATCGCCGCCTGTGACAAGGATTTTAGGTTCTAGGTCAGAGTCGGGGGAATTTTACAGCAAGAAGTAGTAGTACAAAGCTACAATAATTGAAATAACTGTGTGTATTTATATCACCAGGTGCTCAACGCTGCTCTTACCCAGGTATTTGTGGCCACACAAACATAGATGTAATTGCTGTCATAGGCCACCTGACCAGGGCTTCCGCTGGCAGTGGCACTGGCCGGAGCTGCGGACGATGCCAATCGTGTAGCCACAGTGGTAGCAAGGAATCTCACGTCAATGATGTCAGTGATCAGCGGAGTTTCAATAAATGTTATATCAGTGCCTGATATTGAATAAGCGGTGGTGCTTTGTACCACACCATTCAACGAAACAATCACACTTTCTGCAGTGGTTTCTTGATCCAACGCAAAAGTATCAGTGATGCCATCGGGCGTAATTATTTGAGACTCAATGTTATTGGTGACTCTAATCCAGGTGTTACCATCATAGAGTTCTGCTGTAGCAAGATCGGTGTTGTAGCGTATGTCGCCAGCACTGGGCAAGGCCGGGCGCTCGGAGGTGTCGCCCACTGGCAAATTTATCGCAGCAGTTGAGTCAAAATCAATGGTGCCTTCGTTGATAATAGAATCACTGCTGATAGTGGTATTACCAATAACATAACCGTTGGAGTTGAATTGGCTGTGTGCTACTCCGTCGATGATTACCCCAACATTGTTGGACGTTGCCACTACCGATGTGTTGCCACTGACTATGCGATCATCGTTGAAATCCAACAACTGTGTATCTACATAATTTTTAGTTGCAGCATCTTGCGGGTCTACAGGATCCGCAAGATCGATTATTCTATTAGATGCCAGCGAAACTTCACCGTTGCCGGCTGGATTCAATACGAGATTTTGATCAGGATCAACCGTAAAAATCGTGGTTCCACTGATCACCAAGTTAGCAACATTGGCATCGAGCCCCGGAGCCGAGCCCACTCCTTTTGGCCCAACATATCTCGCGCCCGACACATAGATTGATTTGCCAGTTACATTACTGGCTATGGATGTGGGAAGATTGGTTCCAATGAAGTGTAATATTCCGGCTTGATAGTCAAAAAACCATTCGTCGTCGTTGCCGGATCCTGCCCCAATTAATTGTGTTCCGGTAGTCTGCGGTGTAGGCCACTCGGCATCGTCGACATAGACTTTGACCAAGTAAGTGGCGCCAAATTCGGGTGGTATCCAATCTGTGAGATTGGTTTTCCAAGTCCTGTTATTGGTGGCTGTGACATCTTCCTCGCACTCAACAGTGCTCGAATTGCTGCCGGAATCGTCGTAGATCTCAATGACGTCGGTGCTAACTGCGGGCATTACCGAAGGTATGTCGTTGGCTCTTTGCCATACCAAGTCGCCTCTCATCAACAAGGGACTAGAAATACTTTCATTGTAGGCACGCTTGAATTCTATGGTGTCTGTTTTGGCTACACCATAGCCCAACTTCTTCCAGAGATAATCAACTTTTTGTGTATCGGAGATGGCCATTATGCTGCTGCTCCTATACTGATCGAGTTGACATAGTCCGTGGTAGCCAACTGTATGCGTATCAAGCACACGTTGCCAGTGGCGTTAGAAAGATTTTCTCCGCCTAATGTGACTGTGTAACTGCCGTTGATTGCTGTTCCGGTGGGTATTCGATCTGACGAAGTCACGGCACAACCGTTGCTACCATTTCCGCCTGCGGCTGTGTTGGCTCCAGGTACTCCGGACCCGGTGTAGTTGACAGTGGCATCTAACCATCCGTTTAATGTAGATGTGACGTCTATGTCTGTGCCGGGTGCAGCAATCCACAGGCCGGAAATCTTACCATTGAGGTTGATGTCAAAATTGGCCAGTGTGGTCCTGCGAAAAGCGAAAGTAAAATATTGATAACCTGTGCGACCAGTAGCAAGATCGGGCCCCGGTGGCAAATATGTAGTAAAATCCGTGGTGATGTTTTTTACTACTCCCCAACGAGTAATAGCTTCATTGGTTCCGGCCACCGTGGTGGCGCCAGTGAATGCTCCCGAAGTATAGTAATTGATCGAAGAGTTAAATGCCGGAGTGGAATCGTTGGCTCCGCCGGTGTTGGGAACAACGACCCGGCGCCCTGCATCAGTATAAGTACCGCCCAAGCTGGCCGGAACAGTGATGCTCTCTTCATTGACTCCGGTTATAGATGCCGAATAAACATTGATAGGAGTAGATATCTGCTGCAGAGTACTGGTTCCGTTGACGTTGGTCATTGCAACTCGAAGATACCCCACTGCACGAGCAGATCCATTGATGTTGATGTCAAAGTCTCCCAACGTGTAGACGCTGCCGTTTCCGGTATCAGCTACAGGAATCCCCGAAGAAAGATATGTGACAGTTCCGTCAATGTCTGAATAGGATTTAGATTGTGTTGCTATCAATGACCCCGAGGTACCTTCGAGATCAGCACCATCGCTTACAGCCAATGGGTCGCCATTGTAATAGGTTTGGCCAATCCAGTCTGTGACTGTAATTCCTGACGCCGTAACAACTCCACCGGTGTTGTAATAAGGCACACCTGAAATATAACGATAGGTTCCTGATGTTTTTTCTGTGAGCGCAGCCACCGATGTATCAACTGTGGGCACATCAATGACATCGTCACGCACAAATCCCACAGTGTTGGTTGATCCGGCAATGCTGTGTGTGAGTTGGAATGTATTATAGCCTACAGGCAGTGATGTTATGGATTTGGAGATACGAGCATCAAATACCTTATAAAATCCAGTGGGATAAGTGCTGGCAGAAATAGCCAGGTGTGCATCTCGGTCGTCAACGACTATCAAACTAGCATATGTTCCTGACTTGTTTGATACGGTATCAAACGTCACTGATCCATCGTTGGTATCATTGATGCTGGATGCCAGTGTACCCGACACTGATGTGTTGGCGTCTGTGATGTTGTTAGAAACAACAGTCCCCGACGTATATCTTGTCACGGTACTGCCGGCGGCAGGCATTGCGCTGCCGCTGTTATTGGTGGCATCGTAGACCAATCTAGGATTGGTGCCTTGGCTGGCAGTGCTCATTGAAAGTGTCTTGACGCTGAGATTGGCAGGAGCAACGGGATTGGCAGCAATGGTCAATGATCTTGTTTTGCTGTCGGTTTGCGAGATAGTGCCTGGAGTTCCAGCCACTGATAAATTTACGTTTTTGATTCCGGTTGTGGAGTAGGAGTGTGTTAGATCTCCACCGGTAGTGGTTCCGGGATCGCCTTCGTTGAGCGAGCCCGATGAGCTGGTGTCGCCCCAACTCCAGGTATAAGTTTCGGCATGTTGCGTTTGTGGAGAGAACACAAATTCTGCACGGTCTTGACCAAAATAGTCAGTGTAGACATATCCGGTGGCATTGCTGTCTCCAACACGATCGCTGACAACATTGGCAACCAATGAAAAATCAGATCTCACATCGGGTTCGACTGTGATCACGGTTGGCAAAGACGAGAATGGTGACAGAGAGTGCCCGTTGACCACTTCCAGCGTCACCGAAAATGATTGTGTTGTTCCGTCTAGCTGATCTTGCTCGCTCAACGAAAATGAATATTCTATGGGAGTCGACGGATTTCCGGCTACACCAGTGGCAATGTTTGCTTCGGTATCGTTCCCGTCACCCCATACCCAGCGATACCTATTGTTGGAAAATACTGCGGTTGTCCCAGGTTGGGTCGCCGTAGTGTTGTCAAACGACACTGTTCCGCCCCCGACCAATTCGTTGACCACTGTAAGAGTGTTTGCAGTAAATTCTGGCTCATGCTCGCTATAGACTTTGATGGGATAAGGGATACCTGTCACTGTAACTGGACTAGGCCCAGCTGTATCGCTAGTGACATCCAATCTCAAGTTGTATTGAGTATCTCCGCCAGCATTGGTATAACTGTGAGATTCTGTGGTCCAACTGGGATCCGGGACTAGGGTATCACCGTCGCCCCAGTCAATGAAGTAACTGGTAGCATATAAACTGTCGTCGCCGATGAGAATTCCTTGTCCAGAGTCAATCTCGTCGGAGCTTACATATAGGCTTGATATGGGCGTGGGTGTATAGAGTGTGAAGTAGTTGGGTTTGATTTCATCGTCAACCGATCCGCGAGCACCAGCATCGGGGTCACCATTCAATGTTCCAGCGACATTGAAGGCACGAAAAGAAACAGTAAATGTTCCGCCCTCGGCATCATCGTAGGTGTGTGTGACTGTGGGACCATCGGTGCTGGTATTACCATCGCCAAAATCCCAAAAATATGAGTTAGCGGTACCAACGTAACTGCCGGTAAATTGCACTGTTTGTGGACTGGGTCCTGCTACTACATTAGAACTAAAATCAACTTGACCCACATAGGTGCCTTTGGCAATGTTCAATGAAACCTGATTGAGATCGTCAATGGCATCAGTGACAGTGACCGATTCGGTCCATCCTTGATAAGATGCGTTTGCTGTCAAACTCCCATCACTAGGAGATCCCAATATAATCTGCATGCCAGTGGCATTCGTGGCCTGTGCCAGTGTTCCGATATCTTGCCAACTCAGGGTCCCAGATCCATCAGTGGATAAAACATAACCTGATGTTCCACCACCAATGATGAGATTGGCTTCGGTGCCAAGATTGATTTTGCCCGACAGCGATGAAATCGAGTCCAGAGATACAACTATATTGCCAAATCGTGCTTCTCCGTTGACGTCAAAATCATACTGTGGTGAATCTGTTTTGATGCCAACTCGACCGTCGTTGTCGGTTTGTTGTTCATTGACGTCAAGATATATCAGGTTGCCTTCAAACCGTAGATCGACTCCTTGCCGTTCAAGGTTGTTGTACAGCAAAGCACCTGAAATTCTACCTATCGACATCTTGAGTCCTTACACAGCGTCAGTGCTGTTGAAGTTGTACATTATGACTATTTTATTGGGACTCGATGGAAGATTGGGAGCCGGAGGGGGGCTAGTAAATCTAATGGCATTGCCTACGATGCTGTAGTTGACATTGGGTTCTTGGAAAACTCCCCCAATGAAAACCAATACATCTGTGGCATTGGCCACTGGATCGTCCATGACGAAATCAGTGATGACTCCGTCACCAATTTCTTCTTGTATCAAGATATTTGTATTTCCAATAAGTGCGATATCTTTCCAGGCACCATTGAATGTGTACTGTAATCGGTCATTGCTACTGTTAAATCTAATAAGACCATCAACCAATGTCGATGGGCCTTCGCTGGTTGCTGTAGGCAATCGCAATGCGTATCTTGAATTTTTTAAATATCGTCCCATGTGTACCTATCACTTTTATAAAGTTGCGTAGCTGACAGTGGCATGCACTACTCCGCCAACGTTGGCTGATGCAAAAATATCATCGCCATCTGACAACAGCAATTTTTCTGTGTCGACCACATAGGTATCTGTGGCTTCAATGATCAAGTTACCATAAAATTTATTACCTTCAGTGGCAGTGTCACCGTCTACAACCGCATGCAAATCTATGCTGACAGATCCGGTAGAAGAATTGTATAGATAAATTACTGTGATAGCTTTTTCTCCAGCGACATCAATCAATGCTGCTGCAGATGTTGTTAATGTTGTGTTGGTTATGGCCATTGTTTAATCCTAAAAAATCAATGAGTATAAAAATGCTGTGCGTTTGGTCACCAGCTCTTCATTGGCGACTGCGTTGTTAGTGACATACAGTCCCGATTTAGCTGTTCCGGGTTCACCAATGGTCAATGAAACTGCCGCGGCCACATTGCCGATAGAAAAACCATTGAAATCAAGATTTCCTCCCAGCGTGGGTTGTGTATCATCAATTACTGCAGATAAACCAGTTGACCCAGAGGCACCTTGCAATAGATAACGCCATGTAACTCCGTCTTCTGTTGCTTCCCAGGCACCAATGACTTCATTGAATCTCAAACCAACATTGGGTTCCGATCCACGGTCTATTTCGATGCCAGAATATTGATCTACTCCAGTAATACCTGCACCCAATTCTCCGTCATTGAGCACAATAGTTTTATCTTGTATAGTGGTATTTTGTATTGACGTTTCTGTGGCGGTGCCGCCAACAATCAAGTTGCCATCGATTATGACTTGCGGAGCCCTGATGGTATAAACGTCGCTGACTATTTTTTTAGCTGGCATTTCAAGTACCTTTTGTGATCTTTAGTATTTATGCGCACTAAAATATCTAGGTAAACTCAAAATCACGGAGAGACTATACCAACCACATCGTCGTGGGCATTATCGGCGCCTACTACCCAACGGAACCTTTCCCCATCAGACCTCCATACATGCCTGTTACTGATGCGTATTATGTTAAATGATCCGTACTGAGCGTGTGTAGCCGTGATGGTCATTTGTCCTGGACCTGTGATACGTTCTACTAAACGGCAACGGCTTTCGCCTTCGTCGGTGGTCACAACAAAACTTTTCTGCGTGACTGCCCGGAGTATATCGCCTACCAATCTGCGTGTTCCTCCCACAACCCAAGCATCAGATGAAATAGCATCTTGACTACCTTGATAGTAGCGTGAATTCATTGTTCTTGCCATAGCATTATTTATAGCCAACAAAAAACCGCCTTGCGGCGGTTTTTTGACCTTCCCATCCCTGGGTGGTGTTTTTCTCTGATTAGGAGAAAGACAGGTTGCTGATAGCAACTTTGCCCAGATAGTCAGCAGCGTTACCCAGCGAAGAAGCTGTGTTTGTCAGCTCAACGTAGCCGTAACGTGTCATGAAGCCCACGACGGGCTCAAATGTGGCGGGGTCAAGGACAACGCCAGAGCTCATCAGAGGAACATATGGGCAGTAGAACGCAGCCGCGTCAGCTTCGCTGGAACCCTTGTAACCAACGAGAACGTCGGCTGTGTCGGAAGCGTAGCTGTCAACATAGATGCGCATTGCACCGTTCAGTGTACCAACAAACTTGGTGTTTGTGGGAGCTTCGAAAGTACCTTCTGTGGTACGAGCAAAAGCAGAAGTTGTGGCAGACTGCAGAACAGTCAGTGCAGCTGGGCTAACAACGGCCCAGTTACCAGCACCACGACGTGTGCGCTGAGCGATACGGTTTGCAACACGGTTGATCAGAACTGCAAGAGCAGCATGCTCGTCACCAACAAAGGCTGCGGCACGACCATCTACTGCTTGAACAGCAGCTTGGTCAAATGTTTCTTGAGCCGAACCAGCCAGTGTGCGGAGGCTACCAAGAACTTCTTGGTCGATCTCAACAGTGATCTCTTGTGCAAGAGCAGCCATGATTTCTGCTTCAACGTCCAGGCCATGCATGGCTTGTGCGTCTTGAGCAGCTTCGAATGTCCAACGAGCAGACAGTTTACGTGTCTTGGCTTCAACTACTTGCTTGAGGATCTGCACGTTGATCTTGCGACCAGGAGCGCCTTCAAGTGTTGCTGTAGAAGCAGCTTTACCGTTGGGATCTGTGCCTGTACCAGAGTAGGCAGTTGCGATTTTGAATGGGCTCAGTGCTTCGTCACCAGCTGTCACAATGTCGTTGGTTTCAGCATAACGAACGCGAAGTGTGTGGATCTGAGCAACAGGGCCAGTCATGGGTTGTACACCAACGATTTCGTTGGCGATAACTGTAGGCATTACTCGACGGATGACCGGAAGAATAACGCGGTTCAGTGTAGCGATGTTGCCGGAAGCTGTGGCGCCGGCAGTTGCGCTTTCAGACAAATACTTCTTTGTGTTCTCAAGAATAACAGACATGCTGGTACGCTTGGAACCTTGGAGGCCTTCGAGCAGAGCTTCTTTGGTCTCGCCCCAGCGGCTCTCTAATAGTGCTTGTGTCATTTTACCTTTTCTCCTTTAGGGTAAGTTATTTAAGCCCTGCCAAACGCTTGATTTCAATGACATTGCTGACATCGGCCTCAGCGGCGGTTTTAGCAGTTTTATCTCCAGTGACTTCAACACGACTTTCGGCGATCACTTGCTTTTGGCTCGGTGATTTGCCTTGTGTGCTGATAACAGCCGGAAGATACTTTTCAAATGCCGACTGAAGTTTTTCAGTCTGCACTGATTCTAACAGCTCGCTCATTACAGCGGCTTTTTCCTTGTTGAGAGTCTTCAGCAACGAAGACATAACGTCTTTGCGCTCTGACAGATCTTTGGCAACTCGGATCTCTTTTTCTTTTGATTCCACAATCGCTTTGGTTTCTTCAACTTGACGAACCGCTTCGACGAGTTGTTGATCTTTTTCAGCGACGGCTTCGCGCAATTTAGCGATTTCTTTGTTCTCATTGAGATGAGTGACACTGAATTCACTGGCGAATGCTTCAAAGATTCTACGACCAAACATGTTTTCACGTGCGACCGAGATATCTTCTTTGAGCTGGGTCAATTCGGACTCTAGCTTGCTGGCAACGCTCTCCTTGACTAGTGCGGCGGCTTTTGACACAAAGTTCTTTTGTAGTTCGGCCAGCTTTGTTTTGGCTTCTGCTACTAACTTCACTTTGGTTTCAACCACTGCACGTTTGTCTTGCTCGAATTCTTGGATTTCTTCAGCCAGTGCACCAATCACAAACTTTTCGAGTTTGGCAATGCTGTTCTCGTAGGTTTTGCGATCACTGCGCAGTTCTTTGATCTCTTCGGCCAATTTGGTGACCATAAAGTCATTGAACTTCTTGGAGCTTTCTGTCATGTGAACTTTAAATTTCACACGATCTTCAGCCAAAGCAGCTTTTTCTGTCTTGAATTCTTCGATTTCTGCTGTGAGAGATTCTGTCACCATCTTGTCTAGAGCTTCAACCATTAATGCTTTATCGTGCTGATAGCGTTCCGCAAATTCCTCGCGGAGTTCAGCGCGGACTTGCTCGCGAGCTTCTGTGAGTTTGGCTTCCCAAGCCTCAGAGATTGCGGTGCGAGTTTCCTCGTTGATGATGCCACTATCTAGCAATGGTTTGATAGCATCTAACATCGGATGTTTCTCCTATAGTTTCAATTCGTTGATGAGGCGTACCACGGCCTCTTTCATGTACTTCTGTACTCGTTGATCTGTGTTGGCTTCACGTGCCATTTCCATAATACCAGCACCACCTTTCATGTTCATCAGGCTTTCATAGATTGCCTTGGGATAAGCATGAGGTGCACTGGGTTGTGCAACCACGTCCACGGTAATGATTTCAAAATCACTGACGTGTCCGCTTCCTTCGTTGACATTGCCGGACCCGCGGCTTGAAACCCCAAGTTTCACACCGGCTTCCAACATACTCTTGACTAGATTTCCCATTGGTGTAGGAAGGATCTTGAGCTTGCCGTGACCGCACGGACCATCCATCCACATTTCTGTGATCATATGGCTCACACGATCTAAGTTGATTTTTAAATCATCGGGATGATCTACTTCGCCTAACACGCTGTAGCCACCCTTGATCTGCTCGTTGATGGTCGAAACTGCTTTTTCGATTTCTCTCACAGGATATACACGCTGATTGGCGTTTTTGACACCACCCTCAATGAATATACCTTTCATGTAGAGATTCTTACCTTCGCCGTCGCTTTCAACAATCATGTTGGCGCGATCAAAAGTAAGATTCTCTCTGAGATACGAAGCCATCGTCTATTCCTTACTCGCCTGTTTTGGCTGCAGGAGCTTTTTCCAAGTTGCCAGCTTTGGCACCAGGAACGTTTTTGTTGCCGCTGTTGATGGTAGCAGGAGCTTTGACTTTGCCGCCTTGCTCTTCACCGCCTTGGGCTAGATTCTTGGCAGAACCTTTCATGTCGTTTTTCTTGGCGACTACGCTGGCTTTGTTGTCAGCACCTTCGGTGTTGGACGGAGCAGCGATCTTTTCCACGTATTCACGCAGTTTATCCAGCTCTTCTTGACCTTCTTTGACTTCATCCTCTTCGGATTCGTCTTCTTCGTTGGTTTCTTCTTTGGACTCGCCAAATGGCTTTCCTTCAGATTCTTCGCTGTCGGATTCTTCGCTGCCCATTTCACCCATCAGCTTGTCAAATTCGGCTTTGAGTTCGTCGAGCGCATCTTCGAGATCCATGACTTTGTCTTCGAGATCTTCTTCGCTGCTTTCTTCTTCACCGGGCAATTCGTCAGAAAACTCGGCATCTATTTCGCTGTCGTCGGCGCCAATTTCATCGCCTTCGGCATCATCGAGTTCCATGTCTTCTTCTGAAATTCCCTCTTCGTCGGCTGTGATTTCATCAACTAGCTCTTCGACTTCGTTGCCGCCAACAGCTTCAAGCTGCTCGTCGTCTAGTAGGCTTTCATAGATATCACGACTCTTCTCGACCACAATCTCGTGAAACAATTCACGAGCTTTAGATTCTTGATCATTGATGATATACTCAATGAGTTTTTCGTACTTGTTCATTGTAAAGGACTCCCTTAAATGTGTATTCCGTATGACTATTTACAAAACTACTCACATAATCGCGAGAAAACCACTGTTTTTTACTCAGTTTTATGACAAAATTATGTAAGGTTATGGATTTTTTGATCAGGCTAAAGCCGGGGTGCCTGCTTCAGCCGGGGCAGCATACTGTTTAGATACTGATTCGAGCTCCTGCTCTTTTTCAAATTTGCGCACATCATTGACCATCCTGATGCGATTGATTTGAGCCAGGGTCAGCCTAGTTTTTCGTGTATCAGTAATGTCCAGCGAAGAACCGTCTTCGGATTCTGTGCCGTAACCAGTGGGAGTTTCTTTTCCAAATTCAACGAGTAGCATAGAGCTATTTACCCATTCTGACATCAAACTGCCGGAGCCGGTGGCGGTGCTGCGGCTATTGGTGGGGCTGCCATTGGTGCTCCGGGTGATGCCGGTGTTTCTTCGCCGCCAGCAACTGTCGTTTCGCCCTCGGGCGGCGGTGCAAACATTTCTGAATCAGACTCAATTCCTCCTGGAGTGATCCCCACTGCACGGAGGCCGGGTGTTTCACCGGGTGGCAGCTCGTTGTGCTCTTCTTTCCACATGATTTCATTTTCAGCGATTTCTGACTCGCTCATACCTAAATAGCGTTTCATCAAGAAACGCTTGCTCATATAAGGGAAGCCTTCAAGCTGTGTGAATGTGTTTATCCTTGCACTGTCAACGTCGGCCTGTCGATATTGCGCAAAGTTTTGTGGTTCTTCGAACACCAGATCAAACAACTGATTGTCAATGTTGATGCCACGCCAACGCATAAAGAGTTTAAACTCTCTGTCTAGAGTGTCAACGATCAGACTCTGCAAACGCTTGCAGTATTGATTGAATCTCCATTCTTGTATCAATGCAGTCCCCACTCTTCCGTCAGTGACGCTCTGCGTGCCGTCGTCCATGCCGGTAGGAAGATAGCTGCTGGGAATACGCAATCCACGGAATAATTTGTTGGTAAAAAATTTCAAATCAGTGATCTCGCCGAGATTTGATCCACCGGCCAGAGTGTCTACCGACGACCCACGACCATCGGCGGTCTGTGGAAAAAAGTAATCTTCGTTGGTGCTGAGAGGATTATAAGTGGCATCCATCATATTGGCCCCACCACCGGTCTGGGTGGGAATACGACGCTGATGTATTTCATTTTTGATTCGTTCAACAAAGGCCATGGCCATGTGTGGCGGCATATTTCCTGTGTCAATCTTAAAAATCCTACGTTCAGGAGCACGCTGCACTCGATAAATGATAATGGCATCTTCCAGTAGCTCTTTTTGCTTGAATACCTTAAAGATGTTTTCTAATACCGAGTTACCAAATGGCCAAAACATGTCTAGGCCTTCTGTGAGACTGACATGCACTACATGTTCGGCATTGACTGCCGCTTCGTTTTGAGCATGGCTAAAGCGGCTTCCACCTGTGTAAGGAGTACCAGGTTGTATATAACCTGAACCACCACCGCCTGGGCTGTTGCTGTAGGTTTCTGTGGCTGCTATGGCTGTGACCGTGAGGTTTTCAAAATTAGGGTTGATATCTTTGATCACATATTGTTCGGGCTTCTTACCCTCGGCCTCATTGACAATGACTTTGACCACTTTGTTCATTTCTACCCAGAACAATTTAAAAGTTTCGGGGTCACGTATAAAAACTTGATCGCCGTATTTCAACGTATTACGCACTATTTTGAAGATGCGTTTGTTGAGTTCATTGAGATTGACCCACTGTTGTAGTTGTTCTTTGAGTATTTTTACTTCGTTGTCTGTGGGTGTTTCTTTGAATTCCAGCGCAAACGGTGTGTTGTTTTCGCTGTTTTTTTGTGTACAGAATTCTCCCAAGATGTCCAAGGATGCATTGATCTCTGAGTCCATGTCCATCTGTTCATATTGATTGTATCGATCTAATCTATTAGGATG